GACTTGGATCATGGAGACTTCGCCCGGCAACTATCAATGGGGCTACACATTTTCCGAGCAGCCCACTAAAGGCGAATTTGCCGCAGCCATCAAAGCCGTCGCCGAAGCTGGGTTCACCGACAAGGGCGCGATCAACGCCGTGCGCAACTTCCGCATCCCCGGCTCGGTCAACCTGAAAGCGGGCAAAGATTTCTTTGAATCCAAGTTGGTGGAGTTCCACCCCGAGCGCGAGTTCACGCTTGACCAAATCTGCAACGCTTTGGGCGTGGTGCCCGGCGACGCAGACAGCGCCACCATGCGCGGTGTCAAGCTTGAAGACGACGGCGACGATGAAATCCTCAATTTCGTGGCCGACAACGCCATGTTGTTTGAACGCCCCAATATGTCTGGCTGGGCTGGCGTGCTCTGCCCACAAGCCGACAAGCACAGTGACGGCAATCCAATGGCGCGGTACAACCCGATCCATCGGTCGTTTTGCTGTTACCACAGCTCCTGCGAAGGGCTGGATTCACGGGCATATCTTGAATGGCTGACGACATTGGGTGCACCTAAGCATGAGCCCGGCATACGCTCAGAGTTGTTGAGCGAGAAAATGGGCGAGGCGCTGGCGAAGATCCAGCCCTCGGACATGTTTCAGGCGACTGCCGATGAAGCGATCGCTGAGATAGAGCAAAAAGAACTTGGCCGGATGCAAAAAGATGATTGGTATGGGCGCTTCGCCTATATCCAAGATGATGATGCGTACTTCGACCAAGTGGAGCGCCGCGAAATTTCTCGCAGCACCTTCAACGCCCTGTACCGCCATATAAGCTGCAAGTCTATCCACACGGGCAGGCGCATCGAGGCGTCGGTGTGTTTTGATGAGAACCGCGACCGCCGCAACGCGCAGGCGCTGGTGGGCATCACTTACGCCCCCGGCGACGGCGTGCTGCTCAAACGCGACGGCCAGCTCTACGGCAACCGCTGGCGCGACGCGCGGCCAGATTTGTCAGGCGTGACGCCTTCGGACATCGAGCCTTGGCTGGCGCATTGCCGTGAGCTTATCCCTAACGACACGGAGCTTGAGCATATCTTCAACGTCATGGCGTTTAAGCTGCAAAACCCACACATCAAGATCAACCACGCTATTTTGCACGGCGGCGATGAGGGTTCGGGCAAAGATACGATGTGGGCACCGTTTATTTGGTCGGTCTGCGGCGCCAACCTGCGCAACCGTGGGATCATGGACAGCGACAGCGTGAATTCGCAGTGGGGCTATCAGCTTGAATCTGAAATCCTTTTGATCAACGAATTGAAAGAACCCGACGCGGCCACCCGCAGGGCATTGGCCAATAAGCTCAAGCCCATCATTGCGGCGCCGCCCGACATGCTACCCATCAACCGCAAGGGGCTGCACCCTTACATGATGGTCAACCGCACGTTTGTGTTGGCATTTTCCAATGACCCTGTGCCAATTTCCTTGCCTTCACAAGATCGTCGCTGGTTCTGCGTTTGGTCGCAAGCCCCGCGCATGGCCGCAGACCGCGCCAAGGCAATGTGGGATTGGTACCACGCTGGGGGCTTTCAGGCTGTGGCCTTGTGGCTCAAAAACCGCGATGTGTCCAAGTTCAACCCATCCGAAACACCGATGATGACCGAGTTCAAGATGAACTTGGTGGAGCATGGCATGAGCATGGCCGAGTCGTTCATTGTGGAGATGTTGCGCAACCGTTTGGGCGAGTTCCAGCGCGGCATGATCGGCAGCCCATTCCACAGTGTATGCGATCGGCTCACGGGCGTGGCGCCCAGCGGCACAAAGATCCCTCAAGCCGCGCTGCTGCACGCGCTCAAAGAAGCTGGTTGGAAGGACATGGGGCGCATCGCTTCTACCGATTTCCCCAACAAAAAACGCATCTTCTGTGCCCCAGAGATTGCCGAAACCCATAGCAAATCCGAGCTGCGCCGCATGATTGAAACGCCCATCGAGGCCAAAAACGTCGTGGTCAATATGCAGAAAAAAGCTGCATAAAAATATCTGTCAAAAACTTCTTGACAGCCTGAATCATTGTGCTATATGATTCAGGCTCAATCAACTTCAGTAAAGGACATTGCAATGAATCCAGCACAAGCGCGGTGGGATCCAAAGACCGATGAATGGGTGTTTGAGAATCTGACGCCTGCCGAACTCAAGGCAATTGCCGTACACATTGGCGAGAGCAAAGCTGACCGCATGATGCAAAAGCTCAACGCTCCTATGCCGATCGACCACATCAAAAAGCACCACGGAGACCGCTGGGAAAGTTTGGAGCAAGTGGTGCGTTGGGTAGAAGACTACCACCAAATCAAATAACTTTTTACAAAGGGCTCAACATGGACGACTTGATAAACATTTTTGCGCTTGTGGCTGTGATGGCGCTGGGCATTGGCGCTTTCGTAGGCGCGTTGTATTGGGTGCTTGACTTGCACAAAGGGGGCGACAAATGACTGATGACGCGCTTTTGATGTTATTGGCTGACTATCACTACGTGCGGTGGTTGGCTACAGCGGCTTTGATAGACGCTAAAAAAGCTTTTGCAGAAGGCGACGAACTGCTCGGCTATGACAATTTGTTTGCTTGGGTTGAATATTTGGAAGATAGCAACTTTTTGTTTGGCATGTTGTTGGGCAAAGAAATGAAAGCAATGAATATTTTGAGAGGTTGGGTATGACTAAACAAGAATTGATCAATACGTTGCGTATCACTGGATGCGACCCCAATACTGTGATGGCTATGACCAACGCCTATGAGCTTGGGGCTGAAGCCATGAAAGATGCGTGCGTTGCGGCGTGCGAAGCCAAAGAAGGCAACGACCCGTATGCCAACGAAATTGTGTACGCCTGCACTTGGGCAGTCAAGAATGTGCAGGTGTGATATGTGGCCTTTCCCGCAATTCCCAAACAACAAAGACAACAACAAACCACCGAAGTTCAACCCCGACAACCATGAAAAGGGGCTTCTGTTGCGTGACGGACACCTAAAAAATATGAATGGAGGACAAGAATGACACAAGAAGACATCATTGAAATGGCTAAAGAGGTTGGATTTTTTAATAATGGATGCGTTGAAGCGCTATTAATGGCCGAATGGTTGCGTCGGGAGAACATATGAAGTACCTATCTGTCTGTTCAGGCATTGAAGCCGCCTCGGTTGCCTGGCAGCCGCTGGGATGGGAAGCCGTGGGTTTCTCAGAAATTGAAAAATTCCCCAGCCAAGTGCTGGCTCATCACTATCCAGACGTCCCCAACTTTGGCGACATGACGAAATACAAGGAGTGGAATCTTGACACAGTTAACCTTTTGGTCGGTGGAACACCTTGCCAATCATTTTCCGTTGCCGGACTCCGCAAAGGACTCGAAGACCCCCGAGGCAACCTCATGCTCACCTATTGCGGACTTCTTGATTGGTTTAGACCCCAGTGGTTCGTATGGGAAAACGTGCCGGGTGTCCTCAGTTCAAACGGTGGACGGGACTTTGGTTCCTTCCTCGGGGCGTTGGCTGAACTCGGGTATGGGTTCGCCTACCGAGTGTTTGACGCTCAATACTTCGGAGTGGCACAGCGCCGCCGCCGTGTGTTTGTTGTCGGACATTTTGGAGATTGGCGACCTGCCGCAGAAGTTCTTTTTGAGTCCGAAAGCCTGCGCGGGGATTCTCCGCCGAGCCGAGAAGCGAGGAAAGAAACGTCCGTCTTCACTCCAAGTAGCATTGGAGGCTATCGCGAAGGGGCTGGAACACTCCAAGCAAGCGGAGGCGACCTTGGAGGTGGAAGCGAACACTTAGTCGCTCAACCCTACGAAATTGGCAATACGCTGACTGCTCGTATGCACAAAGGAATGAACAGTGATTGCAACGAAAGTCAAACACCAGTGTTGCAACCGACCTATGGACTTGCAGGCAACACGATTGGACGCAAGCCAGAGAACGGTGGCAATGGCAATGGGTTTCATGAGGAGGTCAGTTACACCTTGACCAAGGCCGACCAACATGGCGTGGCGCATCCAGTCGCTTACTCATTTGACAGCCTTGAAAATCAAGGTGGCATTGGAGTTATTCAGCACATGGCCGTGCGCAGATTGACACCTGTGGAGTGCGAACGCCTGCAAGGGTTCCCCGACAACTACACCGACATCAAACCCAAAGGCAAAGAAACCCCAGACGGTCCTCGATACAAAGCTCTGGGCAACTCAATGGCCGTGCCTTGTATGGCATGGATTGGACAAAGAATTCAACAAGTGGAGAACGCATGAACCAAGACGACATCAACAAGTCGGTTGACTTTATCTACAAAGAGGGTGCCAAGTATGCCCACGCCAAAGCCGAGGTGACCTACCTTGAGGAATACCGCAAGAGCAAGAAAGCCATGCTCATGAAGACAGCCCTTGAAAACGGCGCCAAATCAGCCGCAGCAGCGGAGATTGAAGCCTACGCAGACGTTCAGTACATCGAGCTGCTCAAAGGGTTGAGAGAGGCCGTAGAGAAGGCCGAAACACTTCGCTGGGGGTTGGCGGCAGCCGAAGATGAGGGTGAGACATGCACAGCCCTCAAAAACGCGGCTGAGGCCATCCTGAATCGCATCCCAAGCCAAAGGCAATGACCATGAAACGCTACTTTGCAACCATTGGGTTCATTATGACCCCGTTCATCATCAGCTATGCGTTCTGGTACGTGATCGGCGCTGGCATCTCGGCAAGCTGGGATTTGGCTAACTGGACAGTTGGTTTAAAAGTTACGTTGGCCGTATGGGCGTATTGTTTTGCGATCATGCTGTTGTTTAAACTTGAACGTGGAGGCGAATGATGGACTGGATTGACATTATTGTTGGTGGCATCGTTGCTATTTTTATCGTAGGCGGTTGCTTGGCGTTGTACGCCGATGCAACTAACCATCCTTGGGCGGATAGTGATGATTGAAGCAATGAAGCTGGCGCTTGAGGCGTTGAAAGAAAATCACTACTACATGATTGACGCAGGATTGCCAAATCAGTCAATGCTTAACAAAACATTGACGGCATACAAAGCCCTAGAAGAAGCACTAGCCAAGCAAGAGCAGGATAAGCCTGTGGGATGGATAGACAGTAAAGGAAACATGATTTGCACAAAAATAAATGAATCTTGCAAACCTCTCTACACCCACCCACAACCCCGTAAGCCGCTGACGGACAGGGAGATAGGCTCGGTTATTGATGACGTAAAAGAAAAATCCCTCTATGCA